GGGTCGTTAGTAAACTTTATCTCAAAGTATACAGGACAAGACGTAAGTAAAGTACAACAGAATATTGCAAATAATGCGGTCGAGTTCGAGTTTGATTTCTTTGAAGATGACTTTCCTATAGATGAGGAACTTGAAGAAGTTGAATACCCCGGTAAACGTTTAACTGTACCGAAATGGATTTTCGACAGGGAGTTTTCTTCTGAAACTCTAAAAGCGTGGGATTGCGGAATGAACCAATATGGAGACTTAATTATTCCTGTTTACTCAGCTACTACGAAGTTGGTTGGGTGGATGGAACGTAGAATTGACGCTACACCTAAGTACCTCTATTCTAAAGGTTTACGTAAATCGCAACTTTTATTCGGTGAACATAAATTAGATTCTAAAATGGATTTACTTTGTATCACGGAAGGTGCATTAGATACTATGTGGCTGTCTCAAAATGGCTATAATAGTGTAGCGTTACTTGGGGCTTCTTTTTCCGCCATGCAAGAAAGTCGATTAAAAGCTTTACACCCACAAGAAATCGTGTTATGTTTAGATAATGATGATGCGGGGCGTAAAGCAAGAGATAGGGTTATGTCTTGCATGACCGATACTTGTATGGTATCATGGTTAGAGTTACCTGAAAACGTAAAAGACGTACAGGAGATACGCCAAACTACATTACTTAAACAAGTAATAGACAATCGAACCTTTTGGTAAAGGTTAAAGGAGCAGAAATATGGGTGGTATATCCGCTATACAAAACCGGGTTGAAGAACGTGCTAATCCACAGACTTCACAATCGGCGGGTCAAGAAATCTTTTTCAAAGATGGAGACCAAGCCTTCCTCACTCCGGTTGCATCAGGTGAGGAGAACGACCTTCTTCTAGATGAAGTTTATCTTTACACTTACCGTTCTGGTAATCGTTGGATAAACCTTCTAAAGGATGATGATGTAGATGCATCTGAAGTTCCTGATAACATTAGGGCTTCGCACAAATTCGCTTTTTGGGCGTATGTGCATGAGATTATGCACACAGAGAAGCGTTTTGACGACTGGGAAGAAGTTGAGGGACCTCAGGGTAAGAAGATGTTCGTTCAGCGCATAAATGATTTTAGAGTTATTCCTCTAGGCTTTGGGCGTAGCAACTACATTTGGAACCAATTGGTTGATGTTTACAACGATTGGGGGGCTTTGAATAAAGGTGTGGTAAGAATCAAGCGTACTGGTACAGGTATGTATGACACTTCGTACACACTATCAGCAACTGCTAGGAATACAGAGGTTCCTGCTGACAAGTTGTCCGCTGTGTCTGAATTAGTCGGTATCAAAGATTACTACAAAGACCGCTATGGTCAGGTAACGCAACCTACACCATCAAGTGAAGGTGTCTCGTTGGGTTCTAATGACTTCTCTGAAGACCTTTTTGAATAGATGCTCGTAACACCTGACATATGTGAGGATGTTATTAACACTCTTAGCGAATACAAGTCGTGGATTGTAGATGTTGAAACTAACGGCTTGGACTGGTTTGGTAAAAACCAGATTTGCGGGATAGGGGTAGCAGTCGAAACGGGAGATACTTACTATTTTCCATTCCGACACTACCCCTCTCTCGAAGCGGTAAACTTACACCCCCCTCAATTGTTTCAGTTAATGGCAGTAATGAATACTTGCACAACATTAATAGGCTACAATTTAAAGTTTGATCTACACTTCTTAGAAAAAGAGGGGCTTGTTACAACTGATAAAGAACTCATTGATGTTATAGTGCTAGTACGTCTCACTGAATCGGCTGAGGTACGTGACTTCTCTCTAACAGGGACAATCAAACGAGAGTACGGGGAAGAAGCAGCAGAATATGACATAAATACTAAAAAGCTTCTTCGTAAGAATAAGTGGAATAAAGACTTTTCTCAAGCACCTCCAACAATATTAGGTCCATACTGTGAAAAAGATGTAGAGTATACTTGGAAATTATATCAAGATCGCATGTTGGAACTTGAACGGACTAAGCAGACTAAGATATTTAATTTAGAAAAAGAATTAACTCATGTTTTATACGCAATGGAGAAACGAGGATTACCTGTAGACAGCCGGTACGCCTTACAAGCTGCGGATAAGATTCTTCAACGACAGGAACAGATAAAAGAACGTATCTATGAAATCGTTGGATATGACTTTTTAATTACGAGTTCCGCACAGGTCGGGGAAGCGTTAACTTCACTAGGTATTGAATCCGTTGTAAAGACTAGCAAAGGCAACGATTCGTGGGGTGAGGAAGCGTTGGCACAGATTAACCATCCTGTTGCAGGGTATCTTAGGCAATATAGGACTTTAGATAAACTTCGCGCAACATATCTTGAACCCTATTTTGATAGGGACGTTGTGCATACCACTTTCTGTAACTGGGGAACATTAACGGGTAGGCTTTCATCAAGAGACCCTAATCTACAAAATCTACCTCGAACACATTTTAGGCTTTCCGACGACCCTCTATCTTCGGATGAGCGAGAAGTGGTGCGTGGTAGAATTTCGGCAGCGGTTTCTGCTAAAGGAGGTTCCATAACTGAGGAACTATCTGATGCCGTCATAGATACTTGGGGGTTTATTGGGGACGAGTCATATAACGAAGAAGAAGAAACTCAAATTTCTATTAGACGCTTGTTTGTACCACGCCCTGACTATACCTTAGTTGGGTTTGATTATTCTCAGATGGAGGTTAGAGTCTTTTTAGATTATTTCCGTAACCCTGAAATTGAAGCGTTACTTAGGAAAGCGGATGTAGATTTTCATGGGGAAGCTGCTACGTTAGCTTTTGGTGTCAAAGAAGGAGATGCGGAATATAAGTATTACCGACAGATGGCAAAAGCTATAACATTTGGAACTATATATGGTATCGGTGCTCGTAAGTTAGGGATACAGCTTGGTGTAACTATGGATCAAGCTTCTGAGTACAAAAAACAGTATTTCAAAGGTCTAAAAGGTTCACGCCAATTCTTTGAGAAGGTAGTTAGAGTTGTTAGTAGTCGGGGGTGGATAAAGAATAGGTACGGAAGATTATACAAAGTACCTAAGACATTAGCTTATAAAGGGGTTAATTATTTAGTTCAGGGTACTAGTGCTGATATTTTGAGTGAACGTATGATAGAAGTTGATAAATACTTACAGGAAAAGAAAAGTAACATTCTAGTGCAGGTTCACGACGAGATCATTTGTGAGATTCACAACGATGAACTTAATGAAGTAGTCCCTAATATACAGCAGTTGTTACAAGAGAATACGCTAGGGATACCGTTAGAGGTTGACGTAGAGGTTTGCTCCCCGTCGTGGGCATCTAAGAAAGATTTCGCATTGACAGAAGCACCGGAACCTGTTACAATTAGTGACTATATAGATTGGGATTAAGGAGAAGACATGGCAAAGGTTGGGATTAAACTAGGTTTTACTTTTAGGGTAGGACCTCTAGATACAAATCAGTACGCTCGAATTGACTGTGAGGTACACGACATAGACACAGAACTAGACTGGGCATCTCAAATTGACGACGCTCAAGTAACTTTAGGTCAGCTATGGCACCACCTACGAGATGAGGTAGACAGGAATATCTCAGACGTTCTTGAGGAGGGGTCGAAATGATAAGTAGCGTAGCATCAGAACTGGCTAGAGCCAAAGTATTAGAGGAAGTTTTAGCGGAACGAGAGCGACAAGACCTCAAGTGGGGAGATCAAACCTTTAACAAGGACGATCATTGGACGGTTATCCTTACAGAAGAGTTAGGTGAAGTAGCTAGAGAAGTGTATGAAAAGAATGAAGAAGACATGTATAGCGAAATTATCCAATGTGCTGCGGTTTGTTTTGCGTGGGCAGAAGCGTACAACAACCGTCAGAAGGAATTACCAAGGGGGATTTAATGGAGACTAACTCTGAAAAGGTTATAGAAGGATTACTAAAAGACAAAAAACTTAATTTGTTTAGGGGGGACGATGAGGAGTTCTCATACTCTCGGATTCCTTTTAACATTCCTGCATTAGATAAGCTAACTGGTGGTGGTATTGCTAAGAAAAGGTTGACGTTAATTTACGGACCTACCAACGTGGGTAAGTCTTACTTAGCCTCACAGATATGTGTTAACGTTTTGAATGATGGCGGTAAGGCTGCGTGGATTGATACAGAATTATCTTGGGATTCAGAGTGGATGAAGAAGTGCGGAATTGATACTTCAAGGATTATCGTAGGGCAACCAGAGAACGGTGAAGAAGCTATGGATACTATACGAGCCTTACTAGATGCTGAATTCGATGTAGTTGTATTAGATAGTATTGCTGGCTTAGTCCCTCACCAAAACCTTGATGAGGATTTCTCATTTAACCCGATGGCGTGGCAAGCACGATTTGTAAACTCCTCCCTACCAAAAGTATTACCTAGTCTTTCTAATGGAGGGGCATTAGTTGCGATCAATCAAGTACGTAGTAGCATAGGTCCGGTTGCTTTAGATAATATGCCCGGTGGGTTAGCGCAATCGTTCTTCTCTCACGCTCTTTTACAGGTACGTCGTAAGGGGTGGATTGAGGAGAAAGGTGATAAGGTAGGGTTCGACATGGAAGTACGCCTACGTAAGACTAAGATAGGTGGGGAAAACTGGAACTCTGCTGCTGTACCGTTTAGAGTTTCTGGGGGTATAGATATTGTAGAAAGTTACATTAGAGAAGCAATAAATAGTAAGTTGATTACTCAGGCTGGTCCATGGTATACATATAAAGATCAAAAATATATGGGGCTAAATGGTATAAAGAATGTTTTCATAGAGAACGATACTGAGTTTGAGGAACTAAAAGCAAGTGTTGCCTAGAGACTTTACGAGCCAAGAGAACATTATTGCTGAATACTTGTCTGAATGGGGTTTACGTTATGAAACGCAAGCCTCATTTGCTCCTTATACAGTAGACTTTTTTATACCAGAGATAAGTATGGTTATTGAAGCTGATGGCGTGTACGGTCATTTGAGTAAACGTGATAGAATTAGAGACCGAAAGTTAATCGAATCTGGGGAAGTTCAGATTGTATTGCATTGTAAAGAAACAACTAAAGGTAAAATAAAGGAATTTCTATGGCAGGAATTAAACAAATTGGGAAAAGCACAGGAATAAAAAAGAAACCAGCAAAGCGTAAGTCTAGTCCTAGAGTTAGTAATCAAGATAAAGATTTCCTTAAGTTACTAGACGAACACCTAGCAGGTAAAATGTCTCCGCACAGGGGGCAAGTCTTTTACCCTTCTGCGTTAGGTAGTACTTGCGATAAGTATCTTTATGCATCCTTTAATGGGTTGCTTCCGTGGGAGGATTTAGACCCTAGAGTGAAACGTATCTTTGACACAGGTTCATCGTTAGAAGATCGTATGACTAAGTATTTTACAAAAATGAATATTCTTATTGCTCGTGAGCAACCACTAAAGCTATCTTCTCCCCCTATTAGTGGGCGATTAGATTTTCTTGTCGCTCACCCTACTAAAGGGGAGGCGGTGTTGGAACTGAAGTCGATCAATGAAAAAGGGTTCAATGACCTAAAAAGTTCTCCGAAACATGATCATTTTATCCAACTACAAATTTATCTAAACTTATTAAATAAAGATTATGGTATTGTATTGTATGAGAATAAAAACGATCAGAAATTGAAAGCTTTTAAAGTTGAGCGGGACGTAAAGGTGTGGGAGACTTTGTTGGAACGCTGTCAAAGCATTATGAACATGACAGAGTTACCTACTACTTGTACAGGCGATACATGGTGTAAATGCAAAGGAGTGAAAGATGGTTAATTATAAAGAGGGGGACAAATCAACTGGTTGGACTCCAATGAAAGCATTGGGGAATGTTCGCCGCAAACTTCAATCGGATTTGCAGGTTTCTTCCTTTGACGTTGATATTTCAAACCTTCCTAAGTTACCTTTAGGTGATTATGCTTCTACGTCTAATGAGGGATTAGAAAGTTACCTAGCGATGTTTGGTGGGTACACTAGCTACCTTGAAGCGGAGGTAGCGAAACTAGACAGCACTCTTTCAGCGTTACAAGCAGCTTTTGACGACGGGCTTGCTAAAGCTATGAATAAAATAGCGACAGAGCGAGAAGAAGGAGGAAAGAAAAAGCCTACAAGAGAAGAACTTAGAGGTGAAGCCCTTAATTCTTACCCGCAACTCTGGGAACTACGTAAAGAAGTTATTGAGACAGAAGCGGCAGTAAAAGAACTAAGTGGTACACTAAAAGCTTACGACAAAGCCTATGCATCTGTTTCACGAGTAGTTGGGCTTCGTACTATGGGGGAGCGTCCCCGATGAACTATTTAGGATTAGATTGTTCCTCTAAGGCTGTACATGGGGTAATTGTTAACGACCTAGAAGAAATTGTAGCTAAATTAAAATTTCACTCTACCCCTAAAGATTCTTTTGATAATCGGCTTTTTCAAATATTTGATAATTTTGCTAACTACTTGAACAAGGAATTAGAGTATAATGATATACAGTGTTCCGCAATTGAAGCAGCAATATATATTCAAAATGCTCGTACTACTATGGAAATTTCTGGTGTAGTTAGTGTTGCGAAATACTTGTTACATACCAAAGGAATCTTGTGTTACCCTGTAGACAATAGAAGTTGGAAAAAACAGGTTTTGGGTAAAGGTAATGCAGGGAAGCCTGACATAAAAAAATACGCTGTAGATAAGTGGGGAGATATATTCCCCGAACAAGATTATGCTGACGCTGCCTGTATTGCACTATGGGCGAAAAGACAAGGAGAGATTCATGCCTAAAGTAGAAAAACCTATGACATTTTATATGAACACTGGTAAAGAACCGGAAAAGGTAACGTATGAAGATAAACTACCTGACGGTATGACCTTTGAGGAGTTTAAAAAACAGCGGGGCGTTGTAGTGTGGTGTAAATATTTGGACTGTGTAAACAATGAACAGTTTGAAGACACACAACGAACTACAGGTGCAATTAGGAAAAACCCTAATTATAAACCAATTAGTGAACGAGAGAATACTTGGAAAGGTGTTTGCACAAGAGATGAAATTGGAATTGATTTTACGGTATCTTTTTCTAATGGGGCTAAGTTTAAAGCTCCTACATGTTTTGTCGCCGCAACCAACAAGACTGGGTACATGGATTTCAGTAAATTCCTACAGTCTGATGGTTCTCCCTACGGAGGTAACATTGATTCACAAAGCCCAGAGCATGGAACTGAAGCGTTTGGAGTACACTAATGCCTAAACGTATTTCTCCTGAAGTAAGATTAGAAGCTATGGGTTTATATATTTCAGGAGACCACACTGCAAAACAAATCACAGAAAAACTATCTGAAAAATTTGACGTTGACGTTACAATGTCTACGGTGTATTCATGGTCTAGAAAATACAATTGGGATGAGAAACGTCTAGACATACAAACTAAAGCAAGTGACATGGTAGTGGAAACGGAAAGTCAGCGATTTGCTAGACTTCAGAAAGAACACCTTGATCTTTATGAAAAGATTCGCCATAAAGCGGAAGATGATTTAGAAGGGTTAGAGTTCCATGACGCTGGAACTGCTGCACGTACTATTGATATGGGGATTCAAGGAGAGCGGGAAACTATGAAAGGGTTGATAAACATTCAATTCGTTCAAGATATCTTAAACGTTCTTGTGGAAGAAATTGAAGACCCTGCACTAATCGGTCGAATCTCAGGGCGTTTTCAAGGGTTACTACAAAAGGCAGATAAAGATTAATGGCAACTTCCGGTAAAGAGGCGATTACAGTTGCTGATGCTTTAGCGCAACTCTCTCAAGGTCTTACATCAAACCAACGTGCAAAAGTTGGGAGTTTCTACGAATTTATTACTCAAATTTGGGCAAAGAGTTTTGATCGTCCAGAGTTGTTTGATGCTTGGCATGTCGGGGTAATTTCTGACGACATTGAACGCGCACTGGAAGAAAATAAAAATTATGTAGCTATTCTACCACGATTTCACTTTAAGAGTACTTTATTAGGACACGCTTTTAGTGTTTGGCGTTTACTTAAGGCTCGTCGGGATACTTCTATTTTGTACTTATCCTATAGTGATACTATGGCTCGTTACCACATTTCTGAAATAAACAAAACGGTGCAACGCAATCCAATTCTTATGGATATGTTAACAGCTAGAAATACTCGTGCAGAGTTTCAGTTTAGGTACACAGTAAATAATAAACCTGTTGAAATTTTACATGGCGGTCTATTTTCTTTCAAACGTGGTATGCACGTTAACGGAGCTTTGATTGCAGATGACATTTTGCGAGACCCTGAGAACCCATTGCAGTTGGGGGAAATAAATAAGATTGAAGATCACTTCATGACTGAAAGTATGTTTATTCCTAATCAGGAAGCCCCAGTGATTGTTTTGGGTACACCTATGTTACCGGATGATTTATTATCTAAGTTGCAACGTGATGATAGGTTTATATCCAGAGTTCTTCCTGCGTTAGACCCTACACCAGAACGCCATGTACTGATGCCAGAACTGTATTCTGAGGAGTGGTTACTAGCGCAACAAAAAGCGAGACCAAAGTCATTTGCTTCAGAATTTCTGCTTCAACCTTCTTTTCAGACTGAATCTTATTTCAATAGGGAAGATATAGAAAAGTGTGAGGATAAAACACTAAGGGAGTTTAGTGCCTTTAAGAAATACGATAAGCAACCCAACGAACAATTATTTGCTGGCTTTGATGTTGGTAAGAAGCGGCACCCTTCACACCTTGTAATTTTTAGTCGGGTAGGGGAAGAATTAAGGCAAATAAATCAAACGTGGTTAGACGGTTGGAATTATTCAGAACAAATCAAGTTTTTGAATGAAGTTTCGCAAAACTTTCAGCTAGATAAAGGGTATATTGATAATACAAGAGGAGAACTAGAAGACCGTGGTTTAGACCAAGCATGGCACCCTATGTCTTTCACTGCGAAAAGTAAACACACCATGTCTCAAATTATGGAAGAATATGTCCATGGTGGTAAGTTGAAACTCATAAAAGATGAAAGACAGACACAACAGATTATTTCTGTAAACAATGACTTGAAAGCTCCTGTGACACCGATGGGTCACGGAGACGCTTTCTTTTCGATTGCCATGGCTGTACAGGCTGCTTGGGAGACCACGGTTTTTAAGTACGAAACATTAGGAAGTACGTCAGATTGGATTGAAGCTGTTGCTCCCGGTGAAACCCCGGAAGGCAGAGCAGGGAAAGACGGTATAGACAAAGGGGTTGCGGAACGGTTAGACAATCTGCTAAACTCTAGAGTCAACCCAATAGAAGAGCCAACAGAGGAGAATCATTTAAACCCCGGTTGTTCCGAAGGGGTTTGTCAGCCAAACTTTTGGGTAATGGAACGAAAATTATGTTTATACTGTGGATACAGAGGATAGGAGAATTACATGACGACAACTATGACACTAACGGAAACCATCGGAACTATCCCAGTAAACTTAAGTCCACAGGCAGAGGTTGTAGCTGAGAAACGATACTTTCTAAAGGATGAGGAACATCAAGTAAAAGAAGATGCCTCCGCAATGTTTCGCAGAGTAGCAGATGCTATTGCGTCTGTTGAGACTAAATACGGTAAGTTGGACATTGATGCTCAGTTAACAGCTAATGAATTTTATACTATCATGTCTAATTTGGATTTTATTCCAAACTCCCCAACCCTCATGAATGCAGGTACTAATCAAGGTACCCTTTCTGCGTGTTTCGTGTTACCGTTAGAAGATAGTATGGAAGGTATTATGAAGACTGCTCATGATGCAGCTATGGTGCAAAAGTTTGGTGGAGGCACCGGATTTGCGCTTTCTAAACTTCGCCCGAAAGGAGACAGGATTAAGACAACTCATGGTATCTCATGTGGACCTATAGAGGTGTTAAAAACCTTGTCGCGAGTTTCTTCTATGATTACTCAAGGTGGTAAACGTGATGGTGCGAATATGGCTGTAATGGATATACATCATCCAGATATTTTAGAATTCATTGATTGTAAATCAGTAGAAGGAGATATCCACAACTTTAATATATCTGTTGGTGTGTCCAATGATTTTATGAAGGCAGTTAAGTATGGTTTAAATTATTCTTTAATTAACCCTCGTACTAATGAGATTGTTGGGGAGTTGGATGCTCGTGAAGTATTTAGTAAAATTGTATATGGTGCGTGGCGTAACGGTGAACCCGGTATGATTTTCTTAGATGAGGTCAATAGAGATAACCATGTAGATGCTGAATATGGTCGCATGATTGCTACTAACCCCTGCGGGGAACAACCTTTGTTAGGTAACGAATCTTGTAACTTAGGTTCAATTAATGTAGCTAACTTCTTTAAATCTTCACCGTTTTCCCGATCATCAGAACCATCAATAGATTGGAAAGACAACATTGACTGGTCGGAACTTGGGAAAGTTGTGAAGATTTCAACAAGATTTTTAGATAATGTTATTGATGCTAATCATTATGCGACTCCAGAGATTGAGGAGATGACTAAAGCTACTCGTAAAATTGGTCTTGGGGTTATGGGTTTTGCTGATCTACTTATTCAATTACGGATTGGGTATGACACAGAAAAAGGACGTACTGTAGGTGCTACCCTTATGGGCTTTATACAAGACGTTGCGGATGAACAATCTCGTGTTTTAGCAGAAGAACGAGGAACTTTCCCAGCGTGGGAACGCAGTGATTATAATGTGTTAGAAGCCCCTCGTGATGAAAAGTATAGGAACGCCTGTCGGTTAACAGTTGCACCTACAGGCACCATTTCTATGCTTGCGGACACCTCTAGCGGTATTGAACCTACCTTTGCCCTTGCGTGGCGTAAGATGAATATCTTAGAAGGCGAAACTCTTTACTATGTGAATAAGTATTTTGAGAAAGATGCGAAAAAGTATGGGTTTTATTCTGAAGATTTGATGGAGTACATTTCAGACGGCGGATCAATTAAGAAACGCTCTGACGTTCCTGAATGGATAAAAGATGTATACGTTACCGCAGGAGACATTTCTCCAGAAGCGCACGTAAAAATGCAAGCATCGTTCCAAGATTCTTGTGACTCCGGTATATCTAAGACTATTAATTTTTCCAATGACGCAACTATAGAAGATGTACATACAGCTTATATGACAGCATGGGAAAATGGTTGTAAAGGTATTACTGTATACCGTTCAGGTAGCCGGGAAAAAGAAGTGTTGGTAAAAGCTGAGGCGGAACAAAATGTTCTTGCAGGGTTTGAAGTTGATTATGATGCGTTACAAATAAACCCTGAACCATGCTGTGATGATGCTTTCTTAGTTGAAGAATCGGGGTGTACAACGTGCAAAACGTGCGGTTGGAGTAAGTGTCACATAGCGTAAATTCGCATTTAGATAGTATAATAGATAAGCAGAAGCAGGAGTTTAGTTATGACATTAGGAAATATTTTAAGAGAACGTGACGAGCAATACATTGCAAATCGGGATGAGGCGGGAACGTGGCGTATTTTGGATACGTGGCACGATGACCTAAAAACAATTAACCCTGACGATGATATTGACGATTCTAACGAAGCGGTTATGGTTCTAAAAGAAGGAGCGTTTATTTCGCTAATGAAAGAAGCTGGTCGCATAGGTATTTTAGATAATGTATCTGAAAATAGTGGGCGATCAAGTGAGGAAATAGATCAAGTAATTACAGAATATAATGCAGCACAAGAAAAGGTAAGGTCGCTGGAACTAAAGGTATCTGAACAAGCCGATGAATTGGCACAGTTACGTGTACATAGTAATAGGTCTCAGGATTACTTTATAAAAGAAAAAGCTATGGACGCAGTTATAAAATTAGCTGCCATGGATACTATAGCATCTAGTAATTTAAATGAATTACCTAAGGATTAATTTATGAAACTATCCGAATATATGCCCGAAATGCCCGGAATGGCGCAACAGATGATGGATATGAATGAGGGGTTAAACTTCATTCAGTTGATGAAGGCGCAGGGGGATAAAGGGTCTGCCCCATCTATTGGTCTAGATCACATTGTCAATACGTGGGTGCGTCACCAGATGGCGTACCGCCAGCAACTTGTTCAAGACCTCCAAACAATATCTTATTCCGTTGCGGAAATTAGAACTGCTCTTGGTCATATTACCGGTGAAGTATTTAGACGGGGCATGGAGATTCACCCGACCAAAGAAAACGCAGATAGGGATCAACTTAAATACTTCAATAAGTTTTTAACTGATGCTAACGTATTTGATCAAAGCTTAGAGGCTGTTTTCAGGCAATTCCACAATGATATTAATACAGTGGATGACGGGTTTCTGTATTTAGTAAAAGATTACTTTGATGATGGCGGGCGTATAAAATCTAAAGTAAAAGAAATACGTAGGCTAAACCCCGCTTTAGTAGAGTTTGACTTAGATCAAGCAGGATTACCTAAGAACGCTCACTGGGTCTGCCCACTTGACAGAAGCGATGTAGAAGAAGTACCCGGTAAATCTAAAAAGGGTTATGACCGTGTTCCTGCAATGTATAAATACTACCATCGCAATCAACATATTTACCTGAGAGATAGTGAAATTATTCATGTTTCTAAGTTTTCTCCTTCTGAAACTTACGGTTGGTCACCTATACTGACAGTATTTGAGAAATGTCTTACTTTGATTGGTATGGATAAAAACCTGTACAGATATTTCTTTGAGCGTAAGATGCCCGCATCTATGTTAATGGTTACAACAGATGATGCAGAAAGTCTACGTAAAGAACGTGAGCATATTGCTGCACAAACTAGGTTAGACCCTAACTACATTCCTATGGTTGCTGTATCCAGTCGTAACCAACGTGGTCGAGTAGACCTTGTTAGGTTGTTCCACACGCTTCAGGAAATGGACTACCTACCTGTCAAAGAGGAAATACGTGAACGTGTAGGTGCGGTTTGGGGTGTAACTCCTGCTTGGCAGGGAGCACCAGAAGCATTCGGTGGACTATCCACTCAAACTCAACAGTTGGTAGTTATGAGTCGTGTAGTTGAGTCCGACCAACGATTATTCCACGAGAAAGTATTCCCTAAGTTGTTAAAGGCATTTGGAATTACTGATTTCAAAATAATGTTACCAACCCCTGAAGAAAAAGCTGAGGCGACTCGCATTAGTTTTGCACAACAACGTGTAGGTATTGCTAGTCAGTTGGCGCAATTAGGATTTGAAATTAAACTTAAGGAAGATAATGTTGACCTAGAAGATGCAGAGTTTGTTGTTACTGGAGAAATGGCGCAAATGACGCAACTTCAAGCACAGGGACAAGCCCTACAATTACAA